ATTAGTGAGGAAGCCATTGAGGAAACGATTGCAACTAGCACGATCATGGCAGCGCGTACTGAGACTTTGTGCCAATTTGTAAATACTGGCATGACTAGCCCCTGGACACCTGGCAGTTGGGAAGATTTGGCCGATGCCGAAATGGTTATGACTCCAGGTATGCAAATGATGTTTGCCTTTGATGTAGACCCACACACACGCAGATCGGCTAGCCTAGTAGCCGGGGCGCTGTTACCAGATGGCCGNATTGGCCTGGCTTTGGTGAAAACATGGGAAAGTGAAATTGCTGTAAATGAGTTACAGATTGCCGTGGACATAAAAGAGGAAGCCGATAAGTGGCATCCAAAATTGATTTTGCATGACTCCTATACCACCGCTGCTATTGCCGAGCGTTTAAAAAATTCCGGGCTTATGGTCGAGGCCTGCGTAGGGGCGCAGTTTTATACTGCCTGTAGTACTTTTAAAGATGCGATTGATAATAAGCGCGTGGTTCATGGGGTGCAGCCTGAATTGGATCAGCAAATGCTCAATGTGGCTAGCAGTAGTAAGGACTCAGGCTGGCGTATTGTGCGCAAAAAATCACAGGGTAGCGTGGCCGCCCCGATTGGCATGGCTATGGTTGTGTTGCACCTTTCAAAGCCAATTAGTGAGGCCAAAATCTACATTTAGACACGCCGCAGGCATCCCTGTTTGGTGCTTTACAAACTGAGAAAATTGTGGCATGGGATTACTGGAAACCTTTGGCATCCGTAGTAAAGAAAAAGTGCAGATCGATGCACAACTAGCACCTGCCATTATGTCTGATCGTTTTGGCGGTGGGCAATATAGTTTTGGTGGTTTGTATAACAATGGTTACGGCGCAGGTTTTATGGATCGCGCTACTGCACTACAAGTTAGTACCGTATCAAGATGCAGAAATCTTATCTGTGGCGTAATTAGTTATTTACCTTTGGAATTATACAAAAAATCTACAGGCCAAGAATTACAAAGTCCGTTATGGTTGGAGCAGCCTGATATTCGCCAACCGCGTGCAGTTACACTTGCTTACACAGTTGATTCGCTTATATTTTATGGTGTTGCTTATTGGCGCGTAACTTCATTGTATGCCGACGATGGCCGCCCTTCCGGTTTTGAGTGGGTTGCAAATACTCGCGTAACAGTTACAACCGATGCTATGGGTTATGAAGTTGCTTATTACGCAGTGGATGGTAAAAAAGTTCCAATGTCAGGTATTGGTTCACTTGTTACATTTCAATCTTTGCTACCCGGTGTTTTAGAAACTGGTGCGCGCACAATTCAGGCTGCACTTGATGTACAAAAGGCTGCGGCAGTTGCAGCGGCCACACCGATGCCGACCGGGATTATTCGCAATCAAGGTGCGGATTTGCCTGAAGCGCAGGTGCAAGGTTTGTTAGCGGCTTTCAAATCAGCACGCCAAAATCGCAGTACTGCATATTTAACTAGCACTTTGGATTACCAAACAGTTGGTTTTTCTCCTAAAGAAATGACCTACAACGAAAGCAGCCAATACCTTTCTACGGAAATTAGCCGATTAATGAATATCCCGGCTTTCATGGTTAGCGCCGATATGAATAACAGCATGACTTATCAAAATGTATTGGATAGCCGTAAAGAATATGTCGCTTATTCGCTGCAGCCATTTATTTGTGCAGTTGAGGAACGCCTAAGCATGGATGATATAACTGCACACGGCAACATTGTTAAATTTAATGTTGATGAAACATTTTTACGCGCAGATACAATGGCTCGTTTGGATGCTATTGAAAAAATGCTAGCACTTGATTTAATCGATGTTGAAACTGCACGCGAAATGGAAAACATGAGTCCGTATGGAATAGGAGATAAAGATGCTTTTAACATTTAGCGCATCTATAACTGCAAGCGATGGCGAAAGCCGCATGATCGCTGGCAAAATTGCACCGTATGGCGAAGTTGGCTATACCAGTGCAGGTAAAGTTGTCTTTCAAGAAGGCAGCATAAACATCCCTAATGTTGATAAAGTAAAATTGTTAATGTCGCACGACAACTCAAAAGTTGTAGGGCGTATGCGAAGTGTTGAGTCAAAGCGTGACGGCATGTATGCCAGTTTTTCAGTGAGTCGCAGTACAGCCGGATCAGATGCAATTTTGCTAGCCCAGGAACAGTTGATGGATGGCCTATCCGTTGGTGTAGAAGTATCTGCATCAGAGCCAAAAGGCGATTATCTCCTGGTGACGGCTGCCACTTTGCGTGAGGTGTCGCTTGTTGAGTCAGCGGCATTTTCATCGGCAGCCGTGCAAAGAATTGCCGCGCAGGCGGATGTAGTAGATGCCGAAATGTCTACGACAACTAAAACCAGCACGACAACAAGCACCACAACAAGCACAACGATCGAAACCGAGATAGAAACCGAAACCGAAACAGAAAGCGAGGCCGCTGTGACTACAGCCCCCGAAACTCCAAATGAGGATCAGACAGAGGAAGTGGCTGCATCAACAGTAGAAGCAGCGCGCAAAATCATCCGACCTTCAGTATTAAACAGCCAAACAGTACGCACACCTATTACATCAATGGGTTCATATACAGAGCATAAAATTAAGGCAGCACTTGGTAACGAGGACTCCAAACTTTATGTAACAGCCGCGGATGATAGTTTTGCAACCAACCCGGCATTTTCTCCGACCAAATACCTATCAGAATTTCCAACTAACACACGCTTTGGCACACCTGCCATTGATGCGTGCAGCCAGGGAGTTTTGCCGGATACTGGTATGACTATAAATGTGCCTTCATTGGTTACAGCCGCAGGTGGGGGTACAGGTGTTGCACCAGTTGTAACAGTTGAAGCCGAAGCAGGCGCAGTTGCAAATACAGGCATGGTTACTGCTTACCTAACAGGTACAGTAAATAAGTATTCAGGTATGAATACACTGAGCGTTGAATTGCTTGAGCGATCAGATCCAAATTTCTATGCGGAATTGACCAACCAACTCCAAAATGCTTACCTTAAAACACTTGATACAACAGTGCTAAATGCGCTTATTACTGCAGGCCAGTATTCATCAGGTTGCGATGCAGACTCAGCCGGTATTATTGAGTTTGCGTCTGACTCAGCGCGTAAGGTTTATGAAGCAACTGGTTATTTTGCAAATAACTACATCGCCAATGGTTCACAGTGGCAATTATTGATGGGCGCAACCGATACCACGGGGAGACCAATTTATAGCGCATCTCAGCCAATGAACGCAGGCGGTCTTACACAGCCTGGTTCAATTCGCGGAAATGTATTAGGACTTGATTTGTATGTGGACAAGAATTTTACAGCCACTACAACAATCGATGACTCAGCGGTAATCCTTGCACCTGAGGCATTTACTGTTTACCGCAGCGCGACAAATTACATGTCTGTAAATGTCGTAAGCAACCTACAGGTTCAAGTTGCAATTTATGGTTATATGGCCACTATTGCAAAAATGCCTAACGGTATCGTCAAGTTCAATTTGAACTAATCCCCTAAGAAGTCGGTGGGTCATTAGCCCTTTGGCCCACCGACCTTAACAAGTAAAGGAGTACAAAATGGCAGCCACCTATGTAACCGTTGCAGAATTGCGCGCAAATTTAGGTATTGGCACTTTGTACACCGATGCAACATTGGATGAGGTATGCCAGGCAGCGCAGGATCAAATCAACTCCTTCCTTTGGTTTGACTCAGCGCCAGTTGTGGGAACAGCACTGGTATCAAATGTTGCAACTGTTATGTTGGCCAACCCCGGTATATTTACAGTTGGGGAAACAGTAACGATTGCCGGGGCTGGCTCAACATTTAACGGTTCATATACAATTACAGGCACAATCCCATTTAGCACAGGCACAGCAAACATTTTGCCAGCGTTTAACATGCAACTAAGTTATTGGCAAAATCCACAGGGTTACAGTTTTATCCAATATGCTAAAACTGCCGCCGATCAAAATTTTAGGCGCGTATTGCCTTACGGTACTGCCACAGGTGCAGACACAAAAACCGCTGCTTATGTAAATACAGCAAGCGTGCGTGAAGCCGCCATGATTTTAGCCGTTGATATTTTTCAAGCCCGGCAAGTTAGCCAAACAGGTGGCGTAAGTGTTGATAATTTCAATCCAAGCCCCTATCGGATGGGCAACACCATGATTGGAAAAATCCGTGGATTGTTAGCGCCGTACATGTCTCCAGCATCGATGATTGGCTGAACATGACCGTAGCCATTACAACACTGCGATCTACAATCGCCGCCGCGTTAGCAAACGCTGGTGTGTGGCAAACATTTAGTTACCCACCTACAACAGTTTTGGCCAACTCAGTAATTGTATCTGCGGCAGACCCATATATTGTGCCTGCAAATGGCCGTTATAACGGCGCAGCAATACAACCTATGGCCAATTTTCGCATCACCATGACCGTGCCAGCCTTTGATAATCAAGGTAATTTTGCTGGCATCGAGGATATGATGATTGCCGTTTTTAATAAACTGGCAAACAGCAATATCCAATTTAGTGTTACCACAATATCAGCGCCTACAGTACTAAACGCTGATAGTGGCAGCCTGCTTATGGCAGACCTTCAAATAACCGTACTAACACAATGGAGTTAAAAATGGCAGATCAACAGATAACCCCGGCAGATATTGAGGTTTTAAAAAAACTTGGTCTGCCAATCCCAAATGAAACACCGACCAAAAAGAAGGATGAGGAATAATCCGTGGCAATTTATCTAGATAATCAAGTTGGCCTGAAAATTGCCACAGTTGATTTAAGCGAGTATGTAACATCAATTACGCTTACTCAAACCTTTGACGAGGTGGAGACCACCAGCATGGGGGCGTCTGCCCATCAATTTTCAAAAGGTTTGGAAGCCAGCACATTACAGGTGGATTTCCTAAACGATTGGGCAGCATCAAAAGTACAGGCAACACTGCAAGCCGCTTACGGCACATCCGTAACTGCTTTAATTGTGCCAGTACGCGCTGCTTCATCAACTGTAATTAGCGCAACAAATCCTTTGTATACCGTATCAATTTTGGTAAACAATTTAACACCAGTAGGCACAGGTGGGCCTGAGGATTACGCACGCTCATCTATGACTTTTACATGCACATCTGCAGTTGCGTATGCAACTACAGGCACATTTAACTAAGGGGCAATAATGGCACGGCTAAAAATCGTAAGGGCTACCGGGGAAACTATCGTAAGTATTACCCCGGTGGTTGAAGTCGCGTTTGAAAAGTATGCGGGTCAAGGCCTGTATAAGCAGTTGCGCGAACATGAAAAAAACAGTGACCTTTACTGGTTGGCTCATAACGCGCTAATGCGTACCGAGGTTATACCGCCATTTGGGGATGATTTCCTTTCATCGCTTATATCGGTGGAAGTAATCGAGGATGAAAGCCCAAAAGGATAGATCGGGGCAGTTTTACTTACTTAGTGGCATCGTTAGCCGTTGAGTTAAAAATTAGCCCCGATCAAGTCCTGGCGATGGACGAAGTTATGTTTAAGGCAGTGTTGCAAGTACTAGGAGATCGAGCAAGGGAAAGGGAAAATGCCCGTAAACATCACAGGCGTACAAGGCACGCTTAAAGCCATGCGCAAATTTGACCCTGACCTAGCCAAGCAGATGAACACACAAATACGCGGCGCGATGATGCCTATACGCGACAAAGCCCGGGCATTTGCACCTGGTAATAGCGAGATGCTTAGCGGCTGGACTACAGCCAATACATCGATCGCGGCAAGAGGCCATAGATTTTTCCCTAAATACAATCAAAGCGAAACTCAAGCTGGCATTGTTTACCGACAAGGGGCGAACAATAAAGGCGAAATTGCAGGGGCAAAATTTACACGCCGCTGGCAAGTGGCTTATTTTATTGCCAACAATTCGCCAGGTGGTGCAATTTTTGAAACATCAGGGCGCGTACATCCAAACGGCCGTAGTCAATCGCACACAGTTGCAAGCCGTCATAAAGTAAACAAAAGATATAAACAAGTTAGTGGCACACGCCGCGATATGAACAGCCTAAATCCAAACGCAGGCCGTCAATTTTTAGCGCCGCTTGGTCAGTTATACGGCAGCCGTGGCACGATTGACCCTAGATTTGGTAACACAGACCAACGCGGCCGACTTATCTACCGTGCATGGGCTGAGGATCAAGGGCGCGCAGCACACGCTGTAAACCTTGCTATTAACATCGCAGTGGCTCAATTTAACGCAAAACACACTGCTAGCGCGTATGGGATGGCCGCATAATGCCAAATTTAGTAGTTAGTGCAGTAGCCAAATGGAACGGCACAGCCCTTAAAAAAGGCGAGCGCCAACTTACCCAATTCCAAAAGACTACAAACATGTTGGCCAAATCTTTTGCGGCTGCTTTTGCTGTGCGCAGAATTGTGCAATTTGGCAAGGCATCCGTACAGGCTTTTGCAGCCGATGAGAAGGCCGCCAAATCGCTAGCCATAGCGTTACAAAATACAGGTAATGGATTTGCCACAATAGCTACTGAAGGCTTTATAGCCCGGATGCAGGATACCTATAAGGTACTTGACGATGAATTAAGGCCAGCCTTTCAGACTTTGCTGAACGCCACCGGGTCAATTACGACAGCGCAAAAAGGCCTACAACTAGCCTTAGATGTATCGGCTGGCACAACTAAAGATTTGGCTAGCGTAAGCGCCGCATTAGCAAAAGGATATTCAGGGCAAACTACAGCATTGAGTCGGCTTGGCGCAGGTTTGGACAAAGCCACATTAGCCAGCGGCGATATGGAAAAAATTACGGCTGCTTTAACTGCTCGTTTTTCAGGGCAAGCCGCTGGATCGTTAGATACTTATTCTAAAAAAATGGATGCTTTATCCGTAGCCGCTGCTAATTCAAAAGAAATTATTGGTAAAGGGTTACTTGATAGTATCGCAGCATTAGGTGAAGCAGATGGCATATCTAAGGCCACAGCCGAAATGGAAAAGTTTGCACAGAGTTCAGCCGATGCGCTACTAGGCATATCTACTTTATTTGGCAAATTTAAATCTACAAAAACAGGTGGTTTTTTAACTGATGCTTTTAGCGCATTTATGAACAGCGGCTATTTGGCAAAAGTTGGTAAAGAAGCGCGTTTAAAAAATGCTGAGTACAGCCCAACATCGATGTACTTTACAACTGAAACAGCCGAGCGTGCCAAACTTATTGCTACATTAAAAAAAGGCAACGCAACCGAAAAAGAAAAAGCACGCTTAGCAGCCCAAGAATTAGCCGAAAAGAAAAAGCAAGCCGAATTAGATGCGCTTAAAAAGAAATTTGATATAGACCGTATCAACTTGGAAACAGCCTTAGCCAACTCAAAAGATGAAGCAGAAAAAGCACGCATCCGCAGCCTGCTTACAATCATGGATGAGGATGCCAACAGCGCAGCCAAACGCATGGCCGATTTAGATAAAACCAATGCAGACAAAATGCGCCAGGAGTATTTAGCGGCTGTATCACTTAATAATTTGGCTGAGGCGGCACGATTGGCTGCCGCTGGTGTGTCTGGCTTAACGCTTGGCGGCGCGCCTGTTTTAGGCTTTCAACAGCGTGCTATATCGCCTGAAGGTATTGCCGATCCTATTTTGGCTGAGGCTGTATTTATTGAAGCTGAACGCGCCCGGCGCGATGCTGAGGCTTCATTAGCAGCCAGTAATGAGCGTGCTAGTTACGCCAACAGTATAAACAATTTTACAATCAATACACCGTTAGGCAGTGAGGATTATTTAACTGAGGCTATGCAGCGTGCGTTACAAAAACTTAACCGTTACGGCGATAGCACTACATTTGCAGGGGCGCTTTAATGGCAGTACCTACGCTTAACGCTTTTATTAACTTTGGTACTGGCCCAAGTTTTGCGCAGGCTATGATTATCGGCCAGGGCATTATTGGTACAAACATTTTGGCAGATAACGCTGCTTTGATTGTTGATGTATCAAATCAAGTAGACGGTGTTACTACACGCCGCGGCCGTAACGCTGAGGCTGACCAATTTCAAACTGGCACATGCACTATGCGGATTGTAGATCAAAATGGAGACTTTAACCCCCAAAATTTATCAGGGCCATACGCAGGCCTACTTGACCCAATGCGAAAATTACAAATTACTGCTACACATAACGGAGTTACTTATCCTATTTTTAGCGGTTTTATTACTGGATATCAAACAATAACGCCGCAGGAGTCAAACGATAATGTTACTTATACAACAATTACAGCCGTAGATGCTTTTAGGTTGGCTCAAAATGCACAAATAACTACGGTTGCAGGTACATCAGCTGGCCAGTTAAGTGGTGCGCGGATCAATAATATTTTGGATGCTATATCGTGGCCTGCAACTATGCGAGATATTGATGCCGGGCAGACAACTATGCAGGCTGATCCAGGTACGGCTCGCACGGCGTTACAGGCCTGCCAAACCATTAGCACTAGCGAATATGGGGCATTTTATGTAGATGCCACAGGTTCATTTGTCTTTCAGGATAGGGCGCTCACAGCATCAAGTATTGGGGCTACACCTACCGTTTTCACCGATGATGGCTCACCTGGTCTACTTTACTTTGATGCCGCATGGGTGCTAAATGATGTGCTTATTTACAATCAGGCCAATATCACACGCAGCGGCGGCAGTACTCAGGTAGCCACTAATCAGGCATCAATTGATAAATACTTTTTGCATAGTTATACCCAAACTGACCTACTTATGCAGACCGATGCAGTGGCTTTGGACTATGCCCGGGCTTATGTGGCCAGCCGTGCCGAAACTTCCGTGCGGTGCGATGCCATCGTGCTAGACCTTTATACGCCTAATTACGATGCAGGCATAGTAGCCGCGCTTGGCCTTGATTTTTTTGACCCAATTACAGTAACCACAACTCAGCCAGGATCAACAAGCCTAACCAAAACCTTGCAAATTTTTGGCGTGGCTATGAATATAAACCCGAATAGATGGCGCGTACAATTTACTACGCTAGAGCCTATTCTAGACTCGTTTATATTGAACAGTACACAATATGGCGTTTTAGGCACTAACACGCTGTCTTACTAAGGAGATAGAAATGGCAATATCAGGTTTTCCAACAGTTACCGGGGATGTGCTGACTAGTAGCACGATGAATTCGCTAGTGCAATTTGATGTATCCACACAAACAGCCGATTACACAGCGACAACAAATGATAATTACCAAGAATTATTTGTAATGAATAAGGCCACGGCCATAGCATTTAAAATTCCAACCGATGCCAGTACAAATTTTGCAATCGGTTCAGTACTTACTGTTTTAAATATAGGAGTTGGCACTTGCACAATTTCAGCCGTAACTCCTGGCACTACAACCGTGCTTAGTGCTGGGGCTACGGCCGCATCTCCAACTCTTTCCCAATATAAGTCAGCAGCCTGCATCAAAACTGCTGCTAATACTTGGTATGTAGTGGGTGCAATAGCCTAATGATCGCTAATCTTATTGCTAATTGTTTAACATCATATAAACCGCCGTTACTTGTTGATTATTTAATTGTCGCAGGCGGCGGTGGTGGCGGTGGTAATAACGCAGGCGGCGGTGGCGGCGGTGGCTACCGTCTCTTTTCTGCGCAGGCGTTATCCACATCAACCAATTATGCAACCACAATAGGCGCTGGCGGTTCTGGTGGCGCAGGCGGCGGCGCTGGTGCTAATGGAACAGCAGGAAGTGCATCCACTTTTAATTCAAACTCTGCGGCTGGTGGTGGATATGGTTCAAAATTCGACACTGCTGGCGGTTCAGGCGGTTCAGGCGGTGGCGGCGGCGGTTCAGGTGGTGGAACTGGCGGTGCGCTAGGTGGCGCTGGTAATACCCCTTCGACTTCGCCTTCTCAAGGATCAAATGGTGGTAATGGCGCAACAGGGTTTGCACCTGCTTATGGTTCAGGCGGTGGTGGTGGCGCAAGCGCCATCGGTGGAACTGGTACCAGCACAGTTTCAGGCGCTGGCGGCAACGGAACAGCAAGTTCTATTTCAGGTTCATCAGTTACTTATGCAGGCGGTGGCGGCGGCGGCAGCGTTGATAATTCAAATGGTGCTGGCGGTTCAGGCGGTGGCGGCGCAGGCGGCGGCGCAAGTGCAGCAGTTGCTGGGACAACTAATCGCGGGGAGGCGGGGGTTGCGGGAAACGGTGGGGGACGGCCTGGGTCGGGTCGGGCGGCGGGTT